CTGGCGCCACCATCTCCTCCGCAAGCGGAGTGTTCGGTACTATGTCAAACACGACGTTTGGAAGCTGTTCGGACAGAATTAGCTCCAGACTTTCAGTAATTTTTCTCTGTGCAGGCTCGATTACCTGTTTCTTAAAAATTTCCAGGCCCGTTGCCATTTCGTCTTTGTTTGAACCGAACCCAGTACCCGTGTCACGGATACCAAACAGTAGTGGAGTAGTAACGCGGTGCGCTACAATTACTTTTTGCTGTGCCGTATTCTCTAAAACCTGGTACTGTTTGTCGGCATCGCTTAGTGGAAACGTGGTAATTTCAGGCTTAGGAGTTTCCCGCTCGTTAAAGGTCATGTAAAACTTTCCCGCATTGCGCGCTCCAGAAAGTTTGTTCTCCCAGTCCCGTAACATTGCTTGTTTCTGTTCGGCTGTAGCCTGGCCGTTAAAAAACGAAATAATAAACGACGGGAACAGGCCGTTCATGATGTTGTTTACGTGGTAAATACCCATGTTGCGGTCCAGCTCAATGTAGTTTACAGCGCTCCAGTAGTCTGGGCGTGGATAAGTCTGTGAGCCAGTATAGGTAAAACACCAGTGCATCTGTCGTAATTCAGACGACGACTTTACTGGATTGTATATGGGTACAAACGTCGGCATGTTTTTTCTTTTGCGCGGGTTCTCCCAGTCAAGGCTATGAAATACTCCGACAATAGCGTCTGTTTCCTCCTCCACCGCTATACGACACTCCTCAAACGGTATGTGGTTTAGCTTAGCTACGCCTGAACCGTCAGTAGAGTATATCACTTCAATGTAATACCCGCCAAATTTTTTATAGTCATGAGCGCATCCGTAAACGGTTTCACTAACATTTAGGCGTTCCAGTTCGGCGTCGTACTGTTCAGACTTGACACCCTTTCCCGCTATCATATCTCCAATGGCGACAACGAGCGCGCCGTGTACGGGACTAGACTGGGCCAGCTCTGTTAGATACTGGGGAAAAAGGTTGTCAACGCCCCATGCCACCCACCCCTTACGGTCTAATTTTTCGGCATCGCTTTTCGGTTGGTATTCACCAAATTTAAAACTGACTAGGTTGTCTGTTTTGCTATCCATAAATAATGTCGTTTGGTATGTTTATGTCTGGCACAGTGTAAAAATTAGCGGACTCCGTTAACACCGCGTAACCTATCTCTAAAACGCCGACCACGCTAGCGTCAGATGGGTTTATGTTTATGCTACTGGTTTGTCCGTACACGGTGTATCGGTATCTTCCAGGCAAAGATAGTCCAACAGTAGAAACGAGTAATGTGCTAATCCGTACTGACTCCGAAACAACTAAAACAACCTGCGCTTTTTTTTCGCCTGAATTAGAATTTTCCTCATGCTCTAGGATAAGCAGGTAGTATCCATACGGCGTAGCAAAATACTGTCTGGCTTCGTCTAAAGATAAACGGAGAACCTGGTTAGCAGTGTCTGTTTGTAGGTATACCATATGAACAAAAAAAAAGGGCGGGCGACGCCCACCCCTTTTGGTTAGGTTATATTTTCATCACGGTGCTACGTAAGGCGGGCTAATTATAACCAATGGAAACTGGTCGAACGGATATTCGTCGTACTGTTCTACGTGCGAAGCTGGTTCAAGTTCCTCAGCTGTGAAAGTAATTTGATAGCCCATTAGGTCCGCCTTAGCCTGACCCGACTGAACGGCGCCCTCGGTCATTTCCGCTCCAGCACCAGCTCCAATACAAAGCAACTGGTTGTCGAATGTGCGAACGAAAATAATACACTTGGCCTTAGCCAGATTTAGAAACTCATTGCGCTTTTCCTGCGAGAGTTTACCAAATGTCCAGCCTACTTTCTGCTCGAAATACAGAGTACCATTTTCCAGGTTTTTCTGTGGCGTTTCGGTATATGAGGCGCTAGCCCTAAACGGAACATATCGGAAGATAGTACCAGCTGGTAGCGCGTCAATTTCGCCAGTTACAAGGTCGTAACCAATGGTAGTGTTGAAGGCGTCCCAGTTGGCAATAAAGACCTCCTTAACCCCTCCGATACCTTCGAGGCAATCCAGGGTAAAACCTTTAGTGAGTGTACACATTTTTATTCAGTATTATTGGTTTAGTCTACGTATGCAGCTACCTCAGAGGTAATAGCAATTTGAGCGCCCAGGTAGAAACGAGCGGAGTAGCGAACGTTCTGTGAAGCGTCGATGCTCGACATGTCAATAATTCTTACGTCGTTCATGTCGTTATTCAACCAGGTTCCCATCCAGAAATTACTCTGCTGTGCCATGTACATTGTGTTGTCGGCCATACCGCTACAAACTGCAATCTGGTACATACCTACGAAAAGGCGTGTAACTTCAGGACCTGCTGTAGCGTACCAACCGTTACCCGCGCTAATCTGTGCGCGCATGTAAATCTCGAACGTCTTATTGTTCATGTAGATTTTAGGCAACTCGGCCGAACCTTTTACCGCTTCAGGTAGCTGTGCAATCAAAGCCCAGATAGCATCAATAATGTTAGACGGAGTAAGAGCTACAGCGCCTGTTACAAAGTTGATGTCACCACCTGCGTCGGCGTTAATGATAGTTCCGAAACCGTCGAACTCGTTCGGGCTAGAGTTCAAACCCTGCCACATAACGCGCTCCAAGTTGGCTGCAATACCACCTGTCAAACGTTCAACAATAGCGTCTTGAATTTGGGTATTCATTTGACCCGACATAACGTCGGCTACCGTCCAGTCGTTAGCAGTGAAAAAATCCTGCTTACATACTTCGCGCTGCACCTGGAACTCCTTAAGAGTCAGGATACGCTCAGTGAGGTCGATAGTTCCTGTAGGGGTAAAGTCACAAGTGCCAGGGGCAAATGTTACGTTGTCGTCAATCTTACGAGCAATGGCGCGCCATGGAATGTTCTCCTTAAGATTTACGAATTGGATACTGTTGTTCTTAAGGAGGGCCTTGCGAATAATTTCACCTGCCAGTTGTCCAGGAAAACTGCTGGTAATGTCTAATGTAGTTGCCATTTTATTGCTTAGATTTTATTTTTTTTTTGCTCTTAAACGTTCCATCATTTCAGCGACTGTTTCTTCTACAGGCGCTTTACTTTCAGACTTGCGACGGGCAAAGTCATGTTCTCTTACAGATGCTACCGCAGGCGACTGCTTTAGCTTAGTGTATTTCTCTTTTACCTGTGCTAGCTCCAGGCCAACTGTGGCAGAATTATTTTTTTCCTGAGCAAGTTCTGTCTGCAATGTGGAGTTACTAGCTTCCAATGCGGCAACGCGCTCTAACACGCTATCTAATACTTTAGCAATATCCTCTGTAGACATTTCTGTTTCTACTTCTACTGGAGTCAAAGCGGCTACCATACCGTCTGGGCCAATGCTTAAAACTGTTCCGTCCTCTAGCGTATAATCACCTTCCGCAAGTGGAACGGTGTTACCGTCTGCATCCTGGCTAAAAGCGTCTACACCTGGAGCCCAAGCGTCAGCCGTACTGTAGATTTTAGTTCCGTCTTGCAGTGTCGCTTCGCTGCTAAACTTCACCTCTGCTGGTGCTTCAGCCTCGAAAAGTAGGCCGTGGTCCTTAGCGTTCTGTCCCCACTTTTGGAACACCGCTAGAATGGTATCTTTAACATTTGACATGGGTACGTTTTTTTTATAGTAGTATTTTTTTTATTTTCCCCCATACCCCATAAAAAAAGGTAGGAACCGTTGCCCCTACCCTCGACTGAAAACTTTAAATAAAAACACCTCAAACCATAAGCGATAACAGCTTGTCCAGTTCCTGAAAAAGTTCCGCTTCAAACGTTTTTTCCTGGTAGATATTTTTAGTCATGTTCACGCTAACCTCCTGGAAAATTCCTTCAATGCTATATCCGTTTATATTATTCTGCTTTACCTGTTCCCATACGCTATCACTATCGACTTTAGTACCGATAAACCAGGTTCCGTTTGGAGCATCTGCTAAACCCAGCTCTACCGATTTGTCCATGGGCCCCTCCTTTATCCAGGACTCGACAACTGTTACTCCACTGACTGGAATAGCGTGTTGCAAATTCGTAGTGTGGTGGAGGTTCTTTTTAAAGAATTGGTGGGCAAGTGCGGTTACGGTCTGGGTGTCAAAAAAAACGTAGTACTCCTCGCCCGTTTCTGCATTAACCCGCAGGATATGTTTGTCTGGAATAAGGGCTGGACCGTATAGCATACGGCGCTCTGTAGACACCGCCGCCAGTTTTAACTTGCTTAGCGCTATCCAGTTTTGCTCTATAGCAGGAAAGTCTACTAAACCCATGGCCTGAATACCAATGTCGCCTGCTTCGTCTATTACGCATTTGACGATTTTTTTTTGTTTTTCCATTGCCCTATAGTATTTTTGTATGTGAAATTTCCATACTGTTATTTATTTTTTATGTGAGAAAGACGGCCCAACGGGGCCTCTTTTTTTTTACCCTAGTCGGGCCTGGTCCTCTATTTTCGACCTAGCGTCAATAGCTCCGACAACTTCTCCAGCTAAAACATATGTTCGTGTGGTTTGCTGTTCGGGTCTATTTTCTAAATTCAGTGCGGCCAGTGGATTATACTGTGGAGCCTCCGCCTGCGCGCCTGCTCCGCTTAATCCAGAAAGACCGCCGCCGCCACCTCCGCCTCCGCCCGAACTGCCTCCGTCATATTTCTGCGCGCGTATGCTAGCTACGTTCGCTAATCCAGCTACTACAGCCAGACCCGCAGCTATCGCTCCAGCTATTGGTCCCAGGACTACGCTCGTTTGGGTAAAAGCGGCATTTGCTCCCAGGTAGGTTTGAATAAGGGCCTGTGCTATCTGTAATTTTTTGCCTCGTTCAAACTGAACTTTAGCTTCCTGTTCCTGTATTTTTCTTTGAGCGGCAAGGCTTTTTTTAGTAGTGTTTAGTTGGTTGTTTAGGGCGTCCTTTTTTCTTTTGGTTTCCGCATCTAGTTGTCGCTTTTGCATTTCCGCCTCAATGCCTCCCTGTTCCTCCAATAAAGCAAGACGTTGTTCCGCCTCCGCATCTAGCGCTTCCATTTGGGCGTTTACATTTCCCTCCGCGTCCTCTAGCTGGGCGTCTATTTCATCTATTCGCTGTTGCGTTTGCTGAGCGAATAGATTATTGATAGCGGTTAGCGCTCCCAGTGCCTGGTTAAAAACATCCGCTATAGCCTGGACTTTAGCCTGGGCATCCGCCTTTTGTTTTTCAGTAGCGGCCTTTTGATTCTCCTGGCGTTCTTTGTTAGCGGCATCTTCTATTTCAGTTATTTGTCTTTCCCCCTCCGCTATTAGCGCCTGGTATTCGGCACTGCCCTCTTTAAACTGGTTGGCCTTTTCAAAGTATTCGTCCCTAACAGCCTGTACCCGTATCTGTGCCTCCGTCTTTCCAATGTTTGCCACTTCCTGCTCTAGGACCTCCAGCTCATTTAATCTTTCGACCTCCAGTTGTTTTAAGGTCGCATTAAGCAACTTTTCCTGGGCGACTATGTCGTCGGCTTGCTTTTTATTGATAGCTAAAATTTCGGCCTTGTATAGCTTTTCCAGCTCTACTGTTTCAAGTCCCGCTGCCTTAGCCTGGTCTATTAGGGTTTTATACTTAAGGTCAACCGCGCGGGCCTCCTTATCATATTGGTCCAGTGTACTTTGATACTGCTCTTCCTGGAGTTTCTTTACCTCCTCATTTATTTTTTTCTGGTCCTCCAGTTGTTTTTTTCTTAGCTCCTCCGCCTTTTGCGCGTCCGCCTTATTAAGATTCTGAACAGATAGTTTAAACCCAGCCTGCTGGTTTTTTAAATCAGTGTATGTTTTTTCGGCGGCGGCTATGGCGTCGGCCCCCTCTTTCTCTATCTCTTTCGGGTCGAACACTAATTCAGCAACACCTGTAGTAAAACGGTCCTGTAGGTTTCCAATGTTCTCGTAGGTTTCCTCACTGATAGCTCCAATTGACTTTAAGCCCTTAGTAATCTGGTCAACACCTGCTAGCAGTATTGTAAGGGGTAAACTAATAAAGTTTACTAGTCCCTTTAGAATATCTCTGTTACGGGTTGCGGCGGCTATCTGTGCATCCTTTTGAGTTTTAAGTGTGGCAAGTAAAGCCTCCTGGTCAATGATAGCCTGTTCAGCCGCTTTAATCTTCATGTCCAGAATTTCCCGCTCCGACTTGCCAGCCAATTTTAGAACGTTCTCCTGTGCGCTTATACTGTCCAGCTGGTTTTTAGAAGCCGTTGCTTTAGCCTTTTGTAGCTCCAAATTCTTTTCGTCTGCGCGGCTTATCCCATCTATAGCCGTAGTAAACTCTTTCGCGTACAAAATAGCGGCTGTAATAGCGGCTGCTATCAAAAAAATAGGGTTTGTAAGTAGCGCCTTTCCGACTGTGACAAACGACTTACCGATTTCTCCAATGCCTTTAGCTATGTCCCCAGGCTTAATGTTTTTTAGCTGGTTTCCAAAACCCTGTGCAGACGCCGCTAGCCCATCAAAATCCAGTGAGGTCAAACGACTCTGAAACAGGGCCGCGCTACCTGCTACATTTTCAAACGCTCCGCCAGCCTGCGACTTTACCACAGAGGCGGCGTCACCTATAGCGTCCTTAACTTGTCCCGCCCTGGCGCTTAACTGAACAAACTCCGCACTGGTTTCCTGACCGTTCGCTATGAGTTCAGCCAGCCGTGCCTGCAACTGCCTAAGTTCCTGTTTTAAACTCTGACTGGCCGTAACCGTTTTTCCGCTTTTAGCGGTCAGGTCGTCCATGTTCCCGCCCAGTTCCTTATAGCGATTGCTTAGCTCCGCATATTCGGCAGTGTTTGGGTCAATGCTATTTAACTGGGTTTGTAGCTGAGCCAGCTCCACCTGCACCTGGTCAGTCGCTAGAGCGGTTTTTTGCATAGCCGCTGCGGTCTGGTCCATTGCTTTAATAGCACCGTCCGCCTGTACCTCAAATGTTGCTACGTATTTAGTCGCCATGTTATTTTAGGAAAAGGTATATGGAGTAAAGGATTAAAGACGCGACAAGCGCGCGCCACAGGTACATTGTAGAAAGAAACCACAGCCGTTTTTTTGGCGACTTTTTCCGCCGAAACCCGTCGGGCATTTTACCCGTAGCCCGTATTAAGAGTAGACAAATGCTAATTGAGTTGTTCGGTTCCATTAGGATATTTTGCTTTGTTGGTATTGTAAAGAGGCGGTTGTAATTACGTCCACTGGGAACGAACCAGCGCCGCCTACATTTAGGAAGATTCTATGTAGGTTTGTCACGGCCACATTGACTCCAACCGTAAACGTGTATGCAGTTGTGTTAACGGTGTTTACAGGCGTTATGGCGCTAACCGCAGCTACTCCGCCTACCTTACTTATTGCAAAGGAGTATTGACCCGTACTATACGTTTGAAGGTTCGTGTCCCAGGCGGTAAAGTGTAGGAGGCAGGACCATACAGTGTCGTCTGGTATCTCCAGGTGTTCACCGCTTATGCCCTCTATAAATAGGAATTTATTACCAGCGGCTAAATAAGTGTCTTTCAAACTAAAAATAATTAACCCCGCCTGCGCCCATCCTTTTTCTATAAACGCAGTACCGTCCCTATACCCCCCGCCTATGTGCAATCCAGGCGCGCTTGTGTAAACGTTTTTGCCGACCAGAGTTGTCGCTCCTACCGCCTTTGTTATTTCTAAATTTTCCCCTACCGCTAGCGTGTCTTTAGCTCCTACAGGCAGTAGAACATCCGTACCGCTTATGGTAGAATTTGGCACACTTGCGTTACGCCTTTGCGCCTTGTTTACCCTAGCTGTTGGGCTAACCTTAGTGCCACTAATAGGCGAAACTCGAATCTGTCCACCGTTATTAAAGGCCCAGCAAACACCGTTTGCCTCGTCCCAGAAATAACCGTATCGGCTACAGCAGTCCTCAGTTGCAGGTGCGGGGTCCCCTACGTAGTTCTCAAAATTCACCAGGCCGTTAACGTTTACGCTGGCAGGCGTAACTGAGCAGTCCTCAACCGCCTCTAAATACTTTAGCAGTTTAACCTTGGTACTTTCTTGCAACCCTACTTTATAGTCACTAATTTCTAGTATTCTCCAGTAGCTATCCTGTATCCAGATTTTGTCGGAAAAGCGGAACCCAATAATGTCCTTTAGGTCTAGCGCAAAGTGCGCTTCCATAACCCGCGCCTCTGGGCTATACAGTGTGTTTAGGTACGCCCTCCAGTATTGGTTAAAAAGGTTGTTATACGGGTTAGCGGTAACAGTGGAGGCGTGTGGAGGAACCTCTGGCGCCCAGTTTAAATCAGTGTCGTTAACGGTAGGAAAGGTGTTGCTATAGTGGCATAGAGTAGGTATGTTTACAAAAGTGCTTGAGCCAGTACTTTCTTTATACAGACGTATGCTAACCGTGTTTGCGTTAAATAAACAGCGCGGGCCTGGAGGCGTAAACTCTAATGAATCATTATAGAACATCGGTATGACGGAACCGTTATTAGGTATCTGACCGCAAGGCGTGGAGCGTGTAATTAGCTCTACCTTTTGTTCTCCAATGGCGAAGTCGCTTGGTAGGGTGTTCGGGTTAACAGTATACCCCACCGCTTCATAGTCGCCATATATCCTTTTTACGGTGCTATAAATCTGACTCCAGTAGTCGTCACCTAATGTGTATGTAAATCGAAATTTAGACCTCTGTATATCGACTGTGCTACTAACTATAACATCCTTTTCTAGGTCTAGTTTCTCGGTCCAGTCCAGAAGGTCGCCTGTCCCTATGTAACTATTCTGGGGAACTATTCCAATACGGTTTGGAACAGAGCGGCTTGGCACAATAGCACAGTTGTGCATCTTAATGACGTCGCTAACAAACTCCACCTGCCGCATGTCTGGCGCGTTTAGTCGGTAGTCGATTACCTGCCCCGTTACTACATTTGCGCTAGTAAGTTCCACATAGCCACCAGTGTTTATAGTAATGCTTGGAGCCGCTCCCAATATGCCGAAAGTAATAGGCAGGCCTGTCGTTACTTCAAAAAAACAGTCTACGTTATGGGTTCCTAAACCAAAAGTGTTTTCTACTTCAGGAAATGGCGCAATGTCGTCTGGGTTTCCTCCTGGCACAAATGCGTAAAAACTTATTAGCGCCGTGTTACTGCCTCCTAAAGCGGAAACAGTAAAGTTAAGGTTCATGCGGAATGTGTATGTACCTACTCCAGGCGGTACGTAGTAAAACGTAGTGGTGTTAAAACCCGCGCTGTTGTCGAATACAGTAGAGTTAAAAGGCAGTTGTATGTCTACGGTAGGCCCATTAAACGTTACATTTCCAGAGCGCTCTACCTTAAAAAAATATTGGTTGCTATTACCTGTAGCCAATAGGACCTGACTATTTATAAAGGGCATCCAGTACTCCTTTAAAAGGTTCTCCAGTGAGCCTGCTACTAATTCAAATCCAGCCTCGTTTATGATGTTCTCTAAAAGAAACCACCAGCTAACAGCTGGAGTAAGGTCGCCTGACAGTACGGGTTGCGCGGCTGAGGCAATAGGACGTGTACCAGCCTCCGTTCCGCCCGACCACAGCTGTGCGCGGTCGCATAGTGTCCAGATGCGGTTAACGTTTGGAACGGTCACGGTTGTATACTCTGCAATCTCATTTAATTCAGTTAGCGCCGCTATGTCCGCTAGTTTTTTTTCGCCCAGTGCCTTTACCAGGTCGGGTGTTTCAGCAAAGAACGCCAACTCCACCTCGTTAATCCTATTCATTCGGCGGTACACCCTCCTCACCTGTATGTATCCAGATGCTATCGGTAGCGTGTCGACTAGTATTTGAGCGGGTAGCTTATAGAAAAAATAATTGTCAGCCCCTTGTTCGGAGTTGTTATCAAACAAAGCGCCCAGCGCCTTTTGATTAGTGTCACTAAACGGTACTCGAAACTCGCGACTAAAGGCGCCCTGCGCAGTAAAGTTGTTTAGGTCCTGGTACTTCCATGTCTGGCTAATTGTTTCATTCTCGAACAAGTCCAGAATATAGAACTCACCGCCTCCGCCGCCATCCGTCCAGATAAAGTAGGCGGTCTTTACAACCTGGTTACTCGTTTGTGCGGCGGTATATTTTATTGTGGCCTGGGGCTGCTTACCGCCACATCCAACTGAGTTATCTGAAAGAGTGTTTAAAAAGGCAGTTCCCAGGCTATTGCCGTTTAGGTCAAATATCTCTACAGTTAACCCGCCCTGACTTTCTATAGTATCTAAAAGTAGCTGCGACTCCGCACAATTAAAGTTAGGACTTTGCGCTTGACTTATATACATTTTTTGGCTCGCAGGGTCTACGTTTATAGGCTGATTGAGCCACTGTGTATACGTCGCCGCGCTAACACCTTTACCTACTACCAGTTGTACTTCGCCGTTCATATTACGTCCAGTATTCGTTTGCCATTCTTACTTTAAAAGTCACGTTGTAACGTTTTCCGTCCTTAGTGTTTTTCTCTGTATAGGAGGTGTCGTCTAGGTTAACTGGCACCTCCAACGGTTTACCAAACCGCGTTGTTAGCCATACCACCTGGTTGCTCACTAACAGTGACCGCAGGAAAGTAAATTCACCTTGCTGGATAAAGTCGCTAGTAACAACTAGCACCTGCTCTACTATGTTACGACGTTCTACCAGTCCTCTGTGGTTTGAATTAAATACGTTAGCGGTTCCGTCCCAAAGAACCTTGCGGTATTTTTTGCGTTCTATTTCGCTGGTCAGTTCCGACTTTTTGATAAAGTTAAAATAGTCCCAGCCACCCCGACTGTTAACCCATCCAAGCCGTATGCGCTCATACTTACAATCCGTCTGACCGTACCTTGCTACATTGTAGAAGCGGTATGCTATAGACCGCAAGGTCGCTCCAGCCCCTGTAATTTGGGCTTCATAGTACCTCCAGTTTGGAAACAGTGAAGGCTTTACGGTTAGTCCCGCCCAGTCATTTAGGTTAGCAGGATATATCGGTAACGCCTCAATGTTAAAACCAGATAAGCTAATCGGGGTGTTTAAATAGTTTGTGCCGCTACTGTCTACAATTTTTAACTGCAATGCGCTACCCAAATTTGCGTACAGGTAGTTATTATTACCTGGTATGCACATAACGCCGTAATCGGTCTCCCATACGGGTATCCATACGACCTTTATATTCGGGTTAAAGGTCCACTGGCGGGCAAGTTTCCAGGTGTGGGTATCCCACTTCCTATCGGACATAGTGTAGTTAGTCTGAGAAAGCAGTGTGTACTGGATGTTTTCCCCACCCGTTTCGACATTTGGGTTTAATCCATCTATTACCTGAAAATATCCGTTTATCGCTATGCGTTCAGACAGGGGGTATTCGCTTCCAGGGTTTAAAGTTAGCACTCCACCTACCGTCCACCACTCTGTTAGCGTTCCTGTTACCAGTTTATAACTAAGGTCGTTCTGTGTAGAGTCTGTGGTAAAATGCCACCCTAGCGGGTTATGGTTTCTAAGGTCGTCGAGTAGCGGTTGCAGGTCGAAATACATATTGCCGTCAGGCGCTGGTGACAGGTAGAAGGTATACGTCTTAGCATCTATGATTATTTCGACTCCAAATCGGAATCCAGGCTGTGTACTTTCGTCGCTTTCCGCTATGATTAGAAGTTTCTGGCCCCTAACCATCCAGTTGTACGGTTCATTGTTTACGCTTATAGCCATTACTTAATGTATTTGTCAGCCTTTAGTCGCAGCTGTGTTTCAAACTCTGTTAGCAGGGCGGCTTCAAACCGCTCCTTAAATTCGGGTTCGGTGTCGTCAATAGCCTCTTTCATATAATGTATACCCTCTATGCCGTTTTTCCCTATTGCAATCGCAATACGGCGGGCTGCATGACGGTATTCGTCCTCAGTACCTGTGATAAACTGTCCCGACGCATTGCGTAGCTTAATTCGCTTTATTTTAAGCCAGTCGTATATTTTACCCTGGGGCGGGGGTGTAGAGTTTGGGCGGCGGCCCTCCTCAATTACGTCGGCATAGTTCCGTATGTCCTCCTCTTTAGGTCCAAACCACTGTACGATGTTCTGGCCTTTCTTCCAGTACCCGAACTTTAGCGACCGCAACAAGTTACCAGTAGCGTAGCGCCGCGCCTTTTTACCGCGCACCCGACGTTCAATGCGCAAATTACTCTGCGCCCGTTCAATGACAACCGCCCCGAACTGGTCGAGCATTTCGCGTACCGCGCCAAGGTTCGCCATTAGACAAGGGTTAGATTAAGCGCGTTTGCCGCGAGTAAATACGCCTCGTTATTTGAGTCGCCGCTGGAGCCCCAGTCGAGATACGCCTGCCCCTCAATAATTATTTGACCTTCGTAGATAGTTGCCCCATCTAGGTCACAAAGGGCGTACTGAAAAGCCGCGCGTGTATCCAGGTCGTCGTAGCTAATGTACAGTCGAATGCATACGGCTATTTTAGTTTGGCCGTCGCTCCATATGTCTAAGGGTTGAATGTTTCTCATAGTATAGTTTTAAATTTCCTCGTATTGAATGTAAGAACCAGCCTTGCACGTTACGCTTGTAATAGTTAATTCACACGCGAAACGCGCCGAAAAAGGTCCGCTTGCAGAGGGTATAACAATGCCCTCAATTATTGCACAGTTATTTGTAGTAAAATTTGACGCGCCTGTTGAAGCGGGTCCATCATAAGTTTGAAACGCCATATTTGCTTGCGTACCTGTGCCAGATGTCCAAAGGACGCTATAAAACAAGCGCGTAAACGCAGGTCCATTAACTGCCCAGCGTGTACCCGTAGAAGTATTCGTTACATCAAATTGACAAAAGATTTTAAACTTATATGTGCGGCCAGCAACAACCGCAAAAGATAGATTAGTAACGTCGGCAAAAGACTGTGAGGCGCTCGTTTGGTCGCCAGCTTTAAAGGAAAATTGCTTGCCGCCAAGTTCTGTTTTTAATTGGGACGCGCTTACAGGCGTTACCGTATTGTCTGCGTTTATTCTTAAGTAACGAATCGCATTTGGGTTACCAAGTCCAATTAAATTTTGACCAACCGTTGTGGCGTCTGTAAGCCACGAACTATTTACGGCCTTATTTTGCCATAAATTACCGTTATAAGTTAATAGGTCTTTTGCAAGGGGAGCCGCTATTTGTACGTCGTGTAGTTCGTCCAACTCATACCCGTTTTGTATTCGGTATTGAATAGTTCCATTAGTAGGCGACGTTCGTATGACATAACCTACATAGACCATGTGGTCTGGAGCAGTAGGCTTCACATTTGTAATATGTCCAGGCGTCGTAGGCGAAAGGTAAATAACCTGTCCGTCGACTAATGTATCTGACGTAAAAGGGTTAGGAGCAGTTGTCCTGGTATCCAGTGTATCTATAGCTCCGAGCATGACGACAAAACCGTCGCTATTGTTCGCTATGTCTGCATAGACTACACCGAAAGTCTGCGCACTATTGGCGTCATTATTAGCTTGGGCGTATACCGCGTTAGGAAGATTACCCGTGCTTCCAGATAAATAGACAATGTGACCTTTGTGCAATACCGCTCCAGTTGAATTACGCACCTTTGCCTTAACCGCCTGTGCAAAGTTTACCACGCCGTCGTCGTCAGTGTCGTAAACGGCCTTAGTCATGTCGCCTATTACGGTTGGTAGAGTCGGCTTGTTTAGTATTTCCGATAGCCCGCTTGTTGAGTTCCAGTCGGCGTTAACAGCCGCGCTATATTGACTTGTTGCATCTGGAAAAGTTAACCCTCCAGCGTTTACGTTCATACTATCTCCAGCGCCTGTATCTTGAACTGTTAACCCTGACTTTTCTAAATATGCGTACTTTGTACCAGCTGCATTTTGAACTCCAAAGATAGCTGGACTCATTTCGCTATTGTCGGAACCGTCGTCGGCTATATATTTGTTAGCCCCTAGATTTACGTTAGCGGTGGCGCCAGTATACGGAACAAACGTAGAGCCGTCTGGTATCGTAGGCAGGTTGTCGAGGTCGTTATAGTCATTGCTTATTGCAACTGGAGCCAGGTCTGCCTCATTGGCCTTAGTGTCGAGAACTATCTGTAAGTCTTCCTGGTCGGCAAGCACCCCTCCAATAGTCCCCCAGTTTGTTCCCAGGTCGCCTGTAGCATCTATCTTTATACGCCCGTCTCCCAGGTCTGTTATAGTTACGTTCGCGCCCTGAACCAGGTCTAGGATAGACTGAACATTATTGTCTACGCTATTCGTTCTTAGGATAAGCGACACGCCGTCGCTACCGTAACCGCCTGTTGAGTTACCTCCTACTGCATACTCCGCTGGTATATCGCATCCAGACCAAAAGTGTGGAACTTCAATGTCCAGCAACATGCTTACTCCAGTGACCGTGTTCTTTTTCTCCTCTAACCAGGGTTCTATTTCGGGTAAATTGGACAAGCTGACTTCAGGACCGAACAATACCCTGTTGGCCTGTATTTCGCTTATAAGGTCCTGGGCTAACCTGGTACAGTCGGACAGTGCCTCCTTTTGATATTCTGCCTTTAGCTCTTTGTCGCGGGGTATATCAAAGAAACTAACCATTAAAGCGAAGCGCATACCCCCCTCCACTGGTATAAACGCATCTGGCGCCACGTGCATAAACGGGTATTGCCCATCCTGCGGTAGGTCCGACAAGTTTATGGAGCCATGGGTAAAGCGGCGTATCAAAAAGTGACCGTCGGCAAACGCCTTCAGCCTGTCTATAATGACGTTATAACTATAATTGTAGCTCATGTTAAAGTTTACGTTTAGATTTTTCCAGTGCTATATAGTCCGCCTTGTAAGTCATATGGGTAAAAACCTCGTAACAACGTCTATTTAACACCGCGTCAAATTTCGTTATGTCCATATCCGCTAGCCCTTCAATAATGTTAAACCAACCGTACTTCGCTAGACCATCTGGCGTGTTAAGCTGGTCGTCATCTCCGTGTTCAGCTCCCTCAGTGTCGTCGCTATCTGGTCCTCTAAAGACGCTAGGGAACATTTTATAAGTTCCTGCTCTAAAAGAGAAAAAAAAAGCAGCGCGTTCGTCACTGTTTCCATATCTAACTGCTCAATGGCCGACTTATAACGGGCCGTTCCGTCGCTTTTATACGGCTCAATTTCGTAGTAGTCGCCTGCTATCAGTGACACGGGGCGGAACAGGATAGCCATCATTGGAACTACGCCTGCTCCGTTTAGGTTGTTCTCCTTATAACAGCTTTTGCTATACTCGTCCAGGTCAACATACTCCGCCAGGGACATACTGCTAAGGTCTGGTATAAACCCTAGCTTGCCATACTTCGTACTGACTACACCTGGCGTACCCTTGGAAAAGCTATTAGAGGCGTTTACAAAGAGTTTCAATAGTTCGTCTACTGTATCTATCGCTAATGCGTCGACAGCGTCCCTGTTAAGCCCTGTTGCAACTGTTAACCTTTCCTGGTCGTTTATGGCAGCCTGGTAGTCTAGGTACTGTTTCAGGGTTATGCCCTTCGCGCTGCTAGGTATGTTAATCTTTAGCCCCATGTTTTATAGTAGTTTTGATGTTAGATATTCCCATGTACCTGGATAACGACACGCTCACTGTCGGCACCTGTTATTTCCTGACGCTCTACGTAACCGCGTTTTTTACCACGGGTTTTAAGAAAGAAAATAATAGCGGTTGTGTTACCCTCTTTTATCTG